GGTTGCTGGGCCGTATGGTACGGTGGTTGTGTTGTTTCTGTCTAATCCTTTGTTCTTGTTCATGCTTTTACCTCATTCTTTCTTTATATGATTGTTAATAGTTACCATTTTAATAAAAAGTTACTTTTCTGACTAAACAAGTATGGTATCCTCCTCGGTAATAAGATTCGTGTTCCCACTTTATAAAATGATGTCCATTTAATGCAGATACATCTACTGTACATTTATAAATTATTTTATCACTTCCAGTGGTATCGCCACTGTTTACAATGTTACTTCTTGCCGCAGTCTTTTTATTAATGTCAAGTATAGTCACTTCCGTTGTAGTGTACCCATACATCTGCACCTCCAGTTCTATCCTGCTGACTCCTGTCAGGTTTACACTGTGGTTGCAAAAAAGTACTGCATATTTTTCTGCTTCAATTACTTCTGTTACTATTCCGGTTACGCCAAAGACATCATTGCGTACAACTCCTCTAAACTTAATGTATTTACCATCATCGTTTCCACAGGACACACCCCCGTCCAACGGACTTTGGAATGTGCCCAAATTAAAACCCACACGGCCACCTGTCAAATCCGTGAAGTTTGATGGTATCGAGTTTACAATAACATTTCCTGATGCATACTTTCCAGAGCATGATACAGTTTGTGCGGATTTTGTAGGGGTTATCGTCTGCCCGCCGAAAACAGGAATAGACTGTGTTACCTTCCCAACTCCGTTATGATAACCTGCTGGAATCGTGTAAGTCCCATTAATCCCCAACATCTGTGATACTGCACCATGATTCGGCATTGTTCCGGACACCGGCTCATCGCCGCTATCTGACGTAAGGGCGGTATATCCAGTTAATATCTTATCCCGTGTTGCTGTCACATCGTCCGAATTTATACCCCCCCCCCCTATTTTTGACGTTACAAATACATCTCCCATAAAAATCTCCTTTCTGATATAGCGTTTTTTTATTAGACCCCAAACTCTATCTTCCTAATCCTGGCTGTTTGTCCACTTGTTACGGCAAATTCAAGAAACCAGTGACCGGTGTACGAGGATACATCGCATGTCCTTGTTAAATTGCTAAAACTGTCTTTTGGTCTATATGTATACATAGTACCGTTTTCTCTGCGCAATAGCTGGATTGATGCGGCAGTGTACCCGTACTCACCCGTAAAACTCACCCATTTAAAAGGCGTAAAATTTATGCTTTTGCGTGTTACAATAAAGTTCGAATCCGTAAATCCACTATATAATTTAATGTACCCATTCTCAATCGCAATTTCCTGGCCATTCTCATTTCGCACCCCTCCGGCTTGCTCTAAAACTCCCGAAAAGGTGCCATTCAAAAAGCCGTTTGGCCCTGCATCAAATATGAATAGTCTACCATGGTGCCAGTAAGCCGGTTGCCATTGACCCATGCTGTCTTACCGGACAGAATCTGCGCCGCCGTCGCAGTGGCACTCGTCTGGCTTGCCAGGCTGTTTGCCGTTACAGTCCCTCCGCTTGTATATCCCACTGGAATAATTTTACTCTGTCCGCAGTTCAGTGTTGCACTCTGTGCGCCGTTATTCTTCATTGTCCCAACCACGGGTTCGTCGTCACTGTCTGATGTTAAAGCGGTGTACCCAGACAACACCTTATCCCTCGTCACAGTTACGTCGTCAGAGGACACTCCCCCACCTCCGCCTAACGCTACAAATACATCTCCCATATTTCCTTCCTTTCCTGGTACATATAATTCGTATTATATGTACCTAAAAGGCGGTTTTTAGTGGGTATATCATAACATAGCATTATAAAAGCGAGTAATAATTGTCAGGCAAGTTAATTATCAGTTATAGTAAATACAGTAAATGGTGCCTATAATACGAATTATAAGCACTATTCAATAAAATCTTATTTCTATAACTTTCACGCTAAATACATAACTGGATTCAAAATTTCCCGCCGCATAAAGTGACAAATATTGCCACCCACTCAAATTGCTTATGTTAAATGTTAATGTGTAAACTTCTGCCGCTGCGCTACACGGATATTCCCCCGTTGCATTTGGGCCACTTTGCGAAAACGCCCTTGGGTCTGTGTTTAGCCCAACTGAAACCAGATATGTGGAATTGAATTTATTGATTTCAGCGGAAAATGTAACGGATACATAATTGTATGCTGTAACAATTACCGCATTATTAAAAACACCACCGCTCCATCTTAATCCTGGATTAGTTCCGACAGTAGCTTTCTCACTCACAGCAACCGACACATAGCCATATGAAGTACTAATACCACCTCTAGTGCTTGGTTTTCCGCTGTACAACATTGGAGTAATTCCATTTGCCGAATATGAGGTCAATCCCGAAGCATTGGCAAACACTATCGGTGACACATACCCCTCCCACGTGCCTGACACCCCGAAGATAGATGCACCTTTCCGGATGTTCCCGGCTGTCAAATTCCCGTTTCCAGCCAGCACCACATTGTCGGTCACATACCTTCCAGCGGCCACCGCCGTCTTGTTGGATGTTCCCGGGGTAATGGTACTCCCGGCCTGCGTAGGCATTGTGCCGGTAATCGGCTCCCCGTCCGCTCCCACGATAACTTTCCCCGGATACACATCCGGCGCCCTGGCTGTTACTGCATCCAAATCGGCGCCATTACCTCCAGGTATTGTTAATACATCTCCCATGTTCTCACTCCTTTTCTTAACCGCGGAATATTACTGGAGAGACATATCCCTCCCAGGTACCAGTTACGCCAAATATCGTCACACCCTTTTTTATATTCCCAGGCACCAGGCCACCATCGCCGGTGACGACCACGTTACCGTTTACGTACCGGCCGGCGGCGACCAGCGTCTTGTTCGATGTGCCTGGAGCAGTGGTACTCCCTCCCTGTACCGGCATGGTGCCAGTTATCAGCTCCCCGTCTTTGCCCACAAACGTCTTGCCCGGCAGCACATCGGCGGCGCCGGCTGTGATAACATCCAGGTCAGCTCCGCCGCCTCCGGGCTTAATGTTTACGTCTCCCATGTCTACGCTCCTTCCGTGATTATAGAGAAATCTACCACCGGCTTCTTGTACGCCCGGAATGTAATGCTTCCATCCCCGACGCCTCCCGGATTATGCATCAGGAAGCCCGCCGCCTTGTTCCAGGCTTTCACTTGGTCCAGAGTCGCGCCGACCGGGATGTTAACTCCGATGATTTTAATACTATCCTCCGCCGTCACGCCCTCCACAGCCACGGTCTGGGTGTAAGGGTATGATGCACTCCATCCGGCGGCGGCAAGAGTCAGGGTGCGCTGGTTGTGTTTCTGTTCGATGTCAGCCTTCAAGCGGTTATCATTATCCAGCAGTGTCTGGTAAAGCGGGTTAAATGTCTCCGGAGCCCCTCTATCACTGCTGGATATCTGCCGCATCGTCGCACTGAACTGTGGATTTTCTGTTACTGGAAAATCTGCCATATTCCCCCTCCTTTAAAATATCTCGTCCATGTCGAAGACAAACTCCATGTCGTCGTCTTTACCTTTCGGCAAGAACGACTTGTACGCAATCATATCCCCATCCGCATCAAACAGCCCCTGTTCCGATATGGTCTTGTTGGCAAGTTCCGCCTTCCCAAGCCTTACCGTGTAGCGGCAGGTAGTCTGCTTTGCATCCGTATAGCTGTGGCTGTCCACATCCTTTTTCAGCAGCTCTGCTTTCAATGCGGTTTCCGTGCCAGTAGTTTCAATCACATCCCCGCTGGCATCCACTCCGCCGCTACCAAAGGCCATCTGCGTAATCACCGGCAGAGTCCCATCTCCCGCATGCGCACGGCATAACTTCTTTCTCCCAATCTCTGTAATTACTCCTTGTGCCATTCCGCACCTTCCTTTCTACTCATATCTAATTATCTCCGCATCCAGGAGTTTCGTCCCATCCAACAGATAGGTCCCATCCAGATACCACAAATCCTTTTCTACTGTCAACGCAAAGTTCATGGCCGGCTCCACTCCTACTTCGGCCTGAAGGCGATTTTCAGTTTTTACCGCAATAGGTTGCAGCACATTCGTGGCTATCTCAATTCCGCTTTTCGACTTCACTGGCACGTCAATGTAGCTCCGGCAAGTCTCCGAACTGGAGATACCTGGCTTTACCTGGCATCCTCCAGCAACCGTAAACACCAGCGGATACAAGTCTATTTCGGCCAGTTCCTTGTAGCCATTTAGCTTATACGTTCCATCCAGCAGCCACGTTCCGTCCAACACTAAATACTGCCGATTATATCGGGCGTGGTAATCGGACTGTAATTCCAGCCTGTTACTCAACTGGATATCCACAGGGGCGCTGACCGGATACCTGCCAGCAAAGATAAACAGCAGATGCGCCGGTATCATTTCCTGTACAGTTGTCTTTAAATCCAAAAGCACCTGGTAAACCTGATTAATTATATTCAGCTCTAACTCGTAGCTTTGATTGCGTATGTATATTTCGTATGCGTCCCTTCCTACTGCCGCATCAAGAAGCTCTCTCAATTTTGGGAGTGTGTAAGGCAGCCTCCGCAGGAGCCGGCCTAGAATGACATTCTTCCGATATTCCAGATTTTCTCCCGGCAGTGAATAAATGTTTAAGAGCTGTTCGTAGAGTTCCACAGTTTTTTCATCGCACGTTTGAATATAATTATTGTCCCTTACCTGATTTATACTTTTTTCCAGGAGTTCGAGAGCTGTATTTTCAGCTGACATAATTTCTTGAAATTCAGTGATATCCTGGAAATAGACCGGTAACAGTGCGGCTAAATCAACGGCCATTTATCGTCACCTCCCCTAAAACGGGAACCTGCTGAAGCTCCGCGGTTTCAATCAGGGTTAAATCCCCTGCCTCTCCGTTTATGGTAACGTTAGTAACATTCACCACATCCGGTATTGACAGAACCGCAGCTATAATCCGTGCTATATAGACAACCGAAGAATATTCAATCTTGTTGCTCTTAACTCGGTTTCCCCATGTTTCACATACACTGTCCAGATAATCTGTAATTTTCTGCTCTATCTCCTCCTGATGGGCTCCGGCCATGCCTGAGAGGAACTGAATATCGCAAGAAATGTTCAGCTTTAATTCCGTACCTGAGCCAATTGTCACCAGCGCCCCAATAGGAGCAAATCCATAACCATTTGAGGACGCTGTTCCATCCTCTTCCGAAGGGCAGATTATGTTCTGCACCATTTCCACCAACGCATCATCAGCTGGTCTGTAATTCCCGTTTAAGATGCTGCATAATACGGTGCCCCCTCCCTGCCACGCGGGATATATCTGCACGGCTCCTACCCCTTCAATGCTTAAGATTTCGTTCCGGTACGCCGCGATATTCCCGGCAAAAGACACCATCTCAAAAGATGCAAGATAACGCTCCCTCAAGGAATCATCTGTTTCCTCGTCTACACCTGATGTCACCAGCGTTGTCAGCTCTGCCCGCGTAAGTCCATTCACATAGTCAATTGCCAGGAGCTGGCCGGAATAACCATTACCAGCCTGTCCCGCCGTCTCACACTGCATCAGGTAAACATAGCCCTCTTCTGCTGCTCCGTCAGCTTTTATTGCTGTGAACACAAGATAAGTTCCTGAATTAACGGCAGAAAATCGGGCTCCGATGGGGATTTCAACATCAAATACACCTTTCCTTACCGCGCGAGTGGCTCCTTTTCTTATAATTCCGCGTTCAGCGCATTTCAGGTCTAGGTACTCTCCTCCTGCTGTTTTTGCATATGCGTTCTTTTGTACATTATCCAGGTCAAGGTACAATCCTTCCAGATACCAGCTTGCCGGGCCGAGAGCAGTCTGTACCACAGAGCCTTCTCTTTTATCAATTGTGTCCGGTACGCGCCCCAGCATCTCTTTCTGGATGTTGGCATAAGTCTTTCGACTGAAATCAATCATAATTCGACCTCCGAATTTATTGCTCCATATACGGTATGAACGGTAAAACTGCAGTGGAGGCATCCACCCGGTGTAGTCTCAAAGCTAAATCCATCAACCGATAAAAACCGTGAATCTACCGAAAAGGCTTCTTGTATCCGCCGCTTTATCATACTCTCAACATACTCTGGAGGCTTTCCAATCAGCTTTTTCAGCTCGTTCCCAAAATCAGAAGAGTATATTTGATAGGCGTATCGTTCCGTGCTTAATATTATTTCCATTGTCTGTTTTACCGCCTCTATGCCTCCGCCAACCTTTGTGACTCTGCCGATATTCTTATCAATTAAAAACGTTTCTGATGGATAGTCCATGCTGTCCGCTTGATACATAGCCAAATCCGCCGATTCTGGCAGTGTTCCCATAGTCCTCACCTACACTCTCGATATTACTATATAGTTCTGGCCGCCGTTGGCCTTTAATACCAGCACCCTGTCACCAGCTTTCAGCCCTGGATTTATCACCACGGTCTGCCCCTGGACAACCACATCCCGATACCGCACATTATCTGTCATTACCGCAACCGGCTCGGTTACAGCGAGCTGGGTAGCCTGTATTGTCAGTGCCAGGGGCGCAGAAGACGTCACCGTGGCATATCCAATATCCAGCATATCCATCGCTGATACACAATTTTTAATTGCCGTCTGCAGCTGTTCAATAAGTTCCATATATGCTATACCTCCTAAATTGTCAGCACCCTGGCTTCAACCTTCATCGTATGGCTGTCATTGGAATACTTGTGGCTCACTTTTTCGAGTAAAAGCACATATCCTCCAGACAATTCAGCGATGTCTTTAATCATAAATTGAGACATTGCACCCGCCCTAAGCCCTGGCACCCCCATGGCCTCAACTGTAAGGCTCTTTAATACACGGTCATAATAAGCCATCATAGTAGTTCCCTGCTCATTAATCTGGGCTTCATTCAGATTCTCATCTACTTTTTCGTACTTCTGTAACAATCCCCACTTTTTAATGGTTTCAGAATCTTTGAATACATAGGTGTCACCTTTCCCAGTCTCCTTGTTTGGTCTTACCAGTTTCACCTGGTTGTAGGTATCAGAATCTATGTCAGATTTAAAGGTATAATCTGTAAGCAGGCTCCCGTTCCCAATCACAATATCAGACATCAGGTTCT